GGTATTTCGCGACCGCAATCTTTTCCTAGCGATAGAATTTCCCTAAACTAATTTGTTTCTTTGACATAAATGTTTATATGTTACACTTCAAATCAAGGAGAAAACTATGGCATCAACAGGTGGAGTGAAGATTGGTTCAACTTATGACGAGGCTCGGACCAGAAAAGTAAATGCTGAAGCAGAGATCGCAGAGCTAGAGCTGGCGCGGGTTCACGGGACGTTAGTGATTGCGGCTGATGTCGTGCAGGCGTGGGAGGAGGTTCTTGGGGCGCTGAAAGGTAAGCTATTATCTATTCCGACAAAGGCGGCTCCTGTTGTATCTTCCGAAGCTGAGGCTGCTAAGTGTCAGAACATACTTGAAGACTTAATGAATGAAGCGCTAGAGGAACTCAGTAATTATGAGCCAAGCATTGATCCATCATCAACCAGCGGACTTGGTGAGTCATCTGAAGAAAGCGATTCAGGGTCTAAAGCCACCACCAAGACTAACAGTAAGCGAGTGGGCAGACCAAAAAAGGCGACTAGACTCACAGACAAGTAGTGAGCCTGGTAGATGGCATACTTCTCGCGCAGAGTATCAGCGAGGAATCATGGATGCCTGTGGTGACCCCGCTAACCGAGAAGTGGTTGTTATGGCTGGCGCTCAGTTAGGCAAGTCCGAAGCTATTCTAAATATCATTGGATATCACATTGATAACGACCCTAGCCCAATATTGGTTCTTCAGCCTTCACTGGACATGGCTCAGACCTTCTCAAAGGATCGAGTTGCTAACGGTCTGCTGAAATCTACCCCTTGTTTACGAAACAAAGTAAAAGATCCTCGCGCTAGGGACAGTGGCAACACCACTCTGCATAAACTATTCCCTGGTGGAAGCCTGACGCTTGTCGGAGCCAACAGTCCGTCAGGATTGGCATCGAGACCTATCAGACTTGTCCTCTGTGATGAGGTTGACCGTTACCCGGCTAGTGCTGGATCTGAAGGTGATCCTGTTCAACTTGCGCGTAAGCGAGCTGCTACGTTCTGGAACCGTAAGATCATTATGGTTTCTACGCCAACGAATAAAGATGCCAGTCGCATCGAGGAAGCGTTCGAGGGATCTGATCAACGTCACTTTCATGTCCCGTGCAAGCACTGTCACCACGAACAGACGCTAAAGTGGGCAAATGTACAGTGGATCGATAAGGACCCTGAGACTGCCTCGTATGAGTGCTCTGCTTGTGCTGTGCTGTGGACCGACTCTGACCGAAGATGGTCTATCCGTAACGGAACTTGGAAGGCTGAGAAGGAGTTTGCTGGAATTGCAGGTTTCTGTATTTCTGGTCTTTACTCACCTTGGACTCCATTGTCTGACGGCGTTCGTGACTTTTTGTCTATGCGTAAGAATCCTGAGCAGCTTAGGGTGTGGACTAACACTTACTTGGGCGAGAGCTGGGAAGATCAAGGCGAGACCATTGATGACTATTCGTTATCTGAGCGCAGAGAAGCCTACGGCGAGAATATACCTAATGAAGTAGTGTTCTTGACCTGCGGCGTTGACGTACAGGATGATCGCTTGGAGTTGTCGATTATTGGTTGGGGACGTGATGACGAATCATGGGTAATTGATCATCAGATACTTTACGGCGATCCCTCTACTCCACAGCTTTGGACGGCACTTGATAGTCGATTGTTTACCACTTACATGACTAATGATGGTCGTCAGTTGCCAATACGGGCAAGCTGCATAGACTCTGGCGGGCATTTTACAAATGCTGTATACTCCTACGCGAAGAAGAACTATGCTAGACGGGTTTTTGCTATTAAAGGTGTTGGTGGAGAAGGTAAAGCCATTGTTGGCAGGCCATCAAAGAATAACATCGGCAAATGTTTATTATTTCCTGTTGGTGTAGATACAGCTAAAGATTTGTTGTTCGCTAGGATGCGGATAAGGGATGAGGGCGCTGGTTACATCCATTTCCATGATGATTTACATGATGAGTATTTTAGGCAGTTAACTGCTGAGAAGATTATCACTAAATACACCAGGGGATTTAAGAAGCGCATATTCCAAAAGATTAGACCAAGGAATGAGGCTTTGGATTGCTTCGTATACGCGATAGCTGCGTATGCCATATTAAATATTGACGTTAATAGTATAGCTAATAAGCGTGATAGTGATATGAGAGTTACTGAAGACGTTAAGCCTAAACAACAGCAGACTCCTTTTGTACCTAAGTTACAAAAAGGATTTGTTAACTCATGGCGCTAGAGGAAAGATAAATGGCGAATGCTTTTGACGCGACCAACGCCCCAGAAGGTGAGCCAGGATCAGTTGTAGTTGGCGACTTTCTTCAGTGGAAGCGCTCTGATCTTGTTTCTGATTACCCTACTGATTTATACACTGCAAGTTATGTCGCTAAAGTTACTGGCGGCAGCGATGAAATAACTATCGCAATGACTGGCCAGACTACTCACTACTTAGCAACCGTCACTAGCGCAACTAGCTCTGCCTTTGTCAAAGGTGATTACCACTACCAGCTTGAGATTAAGCGTAACTCAGATGATGAGCGAGTGGTTGTTGACCGAGGTTACATCTCAGTCATCCCTGACTTAGATAACGCTGCGGCTGACCCAAGAAGTCACGCTGAGATCATGTTGTCTAAAATAGAAACAGTCTTATCTGGTAAAGCGGATGCTGACGTTTCTAGCTACTCGATTGCAGGTCGATCCTTAACCAAGATGACATTCCAAGAGTTGATTGATGCTCGCAACTTTTACAAGTCTGAAGTTGTGAAGGAGAATCAAAAGTTGGACATTGCCCAAGGTCGTAAGGGCGCAGCAACTATACAAGTGAGGTTTTAAGTGGGATTATTTGACCGATTTAAGGCCAAGCCTGAGCCAAAGAACAAGATCTTTAAGCGTTCGTATCAAGGGGCCAATACAGGTTACTTGTTTGCCGACTTTAAAGCCTCTGAGCGAAGTGCGGACAGTGAATTACGTCCAGCAATACGAATTCTCCGATCTAGGGCACGAGACCTTGCTCGAAACAACGAATACGTAAAACGATACCTGACATTGCTAAAAACTAACGTAATTGGCGATAAAGGGTTCGGCGTTCAGATAAAAGCACTTGATAGTGTCGGTAAGCTAGACCGTGACGGCAACCAGCGTGTTGAAATGGCGTTTAAGCAGTGGGGAAAGCTAGGCCGATGCACTGTTGACGGCAAATTATCTTGGCTTGATGCTCAGAAACTAGCTATTGAATGCCTTGGTCGTGATGGTGAAGTGTTCATTGTTAAGCATCGCGGGGCAGATTTTCACGATTCATTCGCACTAGAATTCATCGAACCTGACCAAGTAGACGAGCAAAAGAACGAAAGATTGGCCAATGGCAACGAAATTCGCATGGGTATTGAGCTAAACAAGTTCAAAAAGCCTGTTGCTTACCACGTTTTGAGCTATCACCCTGGTGATTACGACTACACGACCTCCGGGAAGTCGCCAAAACACATTAGAATCCCTGCTGACCGAATGATTCACCTGTATGACCCGATGAGAGCTGGTCAGACGCGAGGAGAGCCTTGGATTTCACCAGCTTTAGCGTCAATTAAGCAATTGGGCGCTCTGAGAGAGGCTGCCATCGTAAATGCACGAATTGGTGCGTCTAAGATGGGGTTTTTCACCTCTCCGACTGGCGACGGCTTCGTGGCTGACGATTTAGATGGCAATATGCCGATAATGGAAGCGTCTCCAGGCACTTTCCACCAGCTTCCTAATGGAGTTGACTTCAAGAGTTTTGATCCGCAGTACCCAAATAACGAGTTTGATGTATTTCATAAAGCCGTTTTGAAGGGTATTGCATCGTCTCTGGGTGTTAGTTACACCAGCCTGTCTAACGATTTAGAGGCTACCAGTTACAGCTCTATCCGTCAGGGTGCGCTTGAAGAGCGAGATCAGTACCGTAACCTGCAAGCATTTATGATTCAGCACTTTGTTCGCATCGTGTTTGACGAGTGGCTTGGCGCTGCGATGGAAATTAACAGCTTTGGCATACCTTTACGCCAGTATGAGCGGTTTTCTGATGCTGCTGAGTTCAGAGGCAAGGCTTGGAGCTGGGTTGACCCGCAGAAAGAGATGAATGCTGCTGTAATGGGGCTGAAGAACGGCGTGTTGAGCCTTCAGGACGTTGCATCGCAGTACGGCAAGGATGTTGAAGAGTTAGTCTCGCAGATTGCTAGGGATCGTGATATCGCCGAGCAGTTTGGTGTCAGATATGCGCTGGAGCCTTTCGGAGTTACGCTAAACTCTGTAAATCCTGATATAATCGAGGATGATGATGCCGAAGTATAAGGGTAAAGAGATAAATACCCGTCCTAGTGACGGAATGGTCTCAGAAGCCAACCGGGGTCTTGATTGGCGAAAAGAATATGGTCGTGGAGGCACTGAAGTTGGTGTGGCTCGCGCCAGGGACATTAAGAATCGCAAAGAGCTTTCTTTCGATACCGTTAAGAGAATGTATTCATTCTTCTCTCGGCATGAGGTTGATAAGAAGGCCGAGGGATTTAGCCCAGGAGAGGAAGGTTATCCATCAGCAGGCAGAATTGCATGGGCTTTGTGGGGTGGAGATGCAGGATTCTCATGGTCGCGTAGAATCGCAAACCAAATTAACGATGATCGAAGTGAAGAGGTTATTACTATGGACAACGAAGAATTAGAAGGTGTAGTTGTCGAGGAAGAAGTTATTGAGCGTTCTGCCGAAGAGGTAGAAGCCGTGGTTGAAGAGGTAGTTGAAGAAGCTGCTGAAGAAGCCGTTGAAGACGATACTCCGACCGAGCGTAAAGGCGTTGAAGTTAAGCACAGATCGATGGCACTCGACATGTCTCCTATTGATGAGGAGAAGAGAACTGTCCAAATAGCTATTTCAAGTGAAGAGCCTGTTGAGCGTTCATTCGGCAAAGAAATATTGGACCATACTGCCGAGGCGATTGATTTGTCGTTCTTAGCGTCTGGTCGCGCACCGCTGCTGTTGGATCACGATCCAGAGAAGCAGGTTGGTGTTATAGAATCAGTAGAACTTGATGGGCAATCGCGTAGACTGCGCGCAAAGGTTCGCTTTGGAAAAGGCGAGCTAGCCCGTGAGGCATTCTCTGATGTTGTTGATGGTATTAAAGCCAACATTTCGGTTGGTTATGCTATCAGCAAGATGGAAAAGGATTCACGCAATAAAGACACATATCGTGCCAAGTCGTGGAAGCCTGTAGAAGCAAGTTTGGTGTCTATTCCTGCCGATATGACAGTTGGCGTTGGGCGGTCGAGCGAACCTTCACATAAACCCGTAATTAAAACTTCATTTAAAGAGAGAAATACTATGTCAGAAGTTGATATCGAAGCGGTAAAAGCTGAAGCACAGCAATCCGCACAACGTAACGCAGCTCAGATCGTTGAGCTTGGATCTCGTCACAATCAAGGTGAAATGGCTCGCAAAGCAATTAGCGAAGGCCGTAGCATCGAAGAGTTTCGTGGTGAGTTGTTAGAAACTATTGGTTCACAGCGTGGCTTGGAAGATCAGTCCGTTGGTATGAGCAAAAAAGAAGTTCGTAAGTTCAGCTTGGCTCGTGCTGTTAACGCACTTGCAAACCCAACTGATCGCCGCGCTCAAGAAGCTGCTGCTTTTGAGTTTGAGTGTTCACGAGCTGCTGCCGACCAGTACGGCACTACTGCACAAGGTCTGATGCTTCCTGCTGAAGTACTTCGCACTTGGAAGCGTGACATGAACAGCGGTGATGATGCTGCTCTGTTCTCTGATGACTTCCGTGGCGGTGACTTCATTGATGCACTTCGCAACTCTTCTTCTGTCATGCAAGCTGGCGCTCGTATGCTGGGCGGTTTGAGCGGCGACGTTAAGATCCCTCGTAAGAGTGCTGCATCTACTGCTGCTTGGATTGCAACTGAAGGTGGCGATTCTACTGAAAGCGAAATGACTGTTGGTCAGGTGTCTTTGGCCCCTAAGACTCTCGGTGCTTTCACTGACGTAACTCGTCAACTGTTGATCCAATCTAGCTTGGATGTTGAAGCCCTGATTCGTGATGACCTGAGCCGCGCTCTTGCAATCGCAATCGATAAGGCTGGTCTGGAAGGAACTGGCGCAAACGGTCAGCCTACTGGTATCCTAAACACTAATGGCGTTAACTCAGTAACTAACTTTGCTGCTGCTAACCCAACCTTTGCTGAGGTGGTAACTCTTGAGACTGCTGTAGCTGAAGACAATGCTCTGATGGGCAACCTGTCTTACATCATGCCTGCTGGCATGTACGGCGCTCTGAAGACTACTGAGAAAGCTGCTAACACTGCTCAGTTCGTAGTTGAGCCAGGCGGCACCATCAACGGATATCGCGGAATCGTTTCCAACCAGGCTACTTCTGGAAACCTTTACTTCGGTAACTTTGATGACCTTCTTATCGGTATGTTTGGCGGCTTGGATCTTACTGTTGATCCATACAGCTTGTCTAAGAGCGGTACTATTCGTCTGGTTGCTTTGCAGTCAGTTGATGTTGCAGTACGTCACGCTGTTAGCTTTGCAATCGGTAACGATGGCGCGTAATTAGTCGAGGGGCTTCGGCCCCTCTTCTTTACTTATGTCAATTCGTTGAGTTGGCATTATTAAAGGAGAATGTTATGAAATATGAAGTAATTAAAAGCTGCGTTATCCACGGTAAAACCCATAAAGTTGGCGCTCATGTTGAAGTAGATGACAAGCGTGTATTGGAAAACCTGATGGGAATGGGTCGCTTGATTCCTGTTGCTGAGTCTGTCGTATTAGAAGATCGCAGCATCGAAGTGACTGAATCTGCACCGAAAGTTAAGAAGCGGTCTAAGTTTAAGTAATGGCTATTGAGACTGGCATTGAACGCGCAATAATGCTCGCTGACTTTGGCGAGCTTGTTACGTTTACGCCTTTTGGTGGATCGTCTGTGTCTATTACTGGTATCTTCGACAGCACTTACGAGGCTATTGACAGTGGTGGATCGGTTTCTTTTGCAGTTGAGCAGCCAAGATTGACAGTTAAAACATCAGATGTTTCTGGTGTTGCTGAAGGTGACCTTTTTACTATTAGATCGTCAAGTTATATTGCTAGGGTTATCATGGCTGACGGAACTGGAATTACTGAGATTGCTTTAGAGGCACAATAATGGCTCATGTCAGAAAGCTGCTGAGAGACCAGATAACATCTACTTTAACTGGCTTGTCTACTACTGGTAGCAACATATATCAAAGTAGAGTCTATCCCTTGGCAGCAGATAAGCTGCCCGGTCTTTTGATATTCAGCAAGAGTGAAAATGTTGAGTATTCAACTATGGGGCTGCCCAGGATTCAGGAAAGAACAGTCAGCTTTACGCTGGAAGTTTACGTCAAAGGCGTAAGCGGATACGATAATTCCTTGGATCAAATTTGTCTTGAGGTTGAAGAGGCTTTGTATTCTGATATAACCCTTAATGGCAATGCGGCAAATGTAATGATTTCTGATTTTTCAGCAGACTTTAATGGTGATGGTGATCAGCCTGTTGCGGTGGCTACTATGACTGTTGATGTGTTATATCGGGTTAGAGAAAACAACCCTGATGTGGCAATTTAATGGCGATTTTCGCTTACGTTAATTAATGCGCTATGGCGCTTAGAGGTATTTAGAAATGGCAACATACACAGGTAAAAATGGCGCAGTCTACGTTGGTGCAAACGCTGTCGCTGAAATTAAAGATTGGTCTCTTGAGACTACTTCCGAAACAGTAGCTGATACTGTTATGGGTGACTCTTGGGTTACTCACAAGCCAACTCTTAAGTCTTGGACTTCATCGTTCAATGCTATTTGGGATGACGAAGACACTACTGGTCAACTGTTAGTTGTAGAAGGTGCAGAAATTACAATAAACCTGTATCCTACTGGAAATAACACTGGTGATGTGGAATGGTCAGGTGCTTGCATTGTTACATCTGTAAGCAAATCAGCATCTTTTGATGGCCTTGTTGAGGCTTCTTTCTCTGTCACCGGCAATGGCGCGTTAACTACTGGCACGGTGTAAAACATGGGAAAACTAATTGATACTGCTGTATCACACTTCAATACTAAAGCTATTCGGAAACTATATGTCGAAGAATGGGATGTTACTGTCTATACCAAAAACCTATCTTTAGACGACAAGTCTAAGTGGATGAGTAGAGCGGATGGTGACACCACTGATTATTTGGTTTACTCCATTATTTATGGAACAACTGATGAGAAAGGTGAGTCTTTATTTGATATTGGTGACAAGGTTAAGTTACGCAGAAATGCTGACCCAGAAGTGGTATCAAGAATCGCTAGTTTTATTCTAACTCCTGATGCAGAGACTGAAGAAGGACGCGAAAAAAACTAATCGATGATCAAGGAAATGTCACCGAGCTGTATAATATGTACAGCTTGGCTGACTACCTTGGTCAACCACTTTCGACCATATACGCTATGACCGTTGATGAGTTTAATCACTGGTTTACTTTTATTAAGCTGAAAAGAGAAAAGGAAGATGGCAGCAGAAACCGTAGTAATTCAGCTAAAAGGTGAGGATAAATTCTCGCAGGTCTATGCGACATTTAACAGCTCTACCCAGCAGGTTGAAAAGCAAGTTAAAAACCTAACTCAGGCACTCTTGCTTGAGGGTAATGCTGTTGGTAAAACCACTAACGAACTGGAGTTGATGAAGCTCCAGATGATGGGTGCCAGCAAAGTTCAGTTGGATGCCGTTAAATCAGCTCAAATCTTCCGTGACAAGCAAATCGCATTAGCTAAATCAAGTGGCGCATTAACTCAACAATTTCGCTTTATGCGTGGTGGTTTAGGTCAAGTAGGCCACCAGGTACAGGATATCGCTGTACAGCTTCAGATGGGGCAGAACGCCATGCTGGTGTTTGGTCAGCAGGGTTCTCAGATTGCATCTCTTTTCGGACCTCACGGCGCGGTTATTGGTGCGTTACTTGCTGTGAGCGCCGCTGTAGCTACATCTCTTTTCCCCTCAATGAAGAAGTCTGCTGAAACAGTTAAAACTTTGGCTGAACGTATCGCTGAGTTAAATAAAGAATTCAAGGATATTACCGAGTCGCAAAGGCGATATCTTCTTGGTCAGCAGGCCATAAAAAGCGCCAAGCTAAAAGATGATCTTGTTGAAGACCTTCAAGCATTAGTAGATTTAAGGAAAGGTTTTGTAGCGGCTAAGGCATCTATTGATGCGTATGAGAACTCTACTGAAACGGCTGGAGCGGCACAATATGCCCTTGCGCAGGCGCAAGAAGAAGCTCACGAAACGGTAAGGGCTTTTGCTTCGAGTGAAGTTGAGCTTTTAGCAGCATTAGATACAACAAAACAAGGGTTAGTTGAAAGTGATCAGGCTTATAAAGATTTAAAAGATTCTAGTGCAGCAGCAGCTAGAGAGTACCAAAACGTAATTGATAAGCTGAAAGAAGAGGTCGAGCAACTAGATCTTAGCGGCGATGCCTTATTTATATACCAGCAGAAACAAAAAGGTGCTACCGATCAAGATGCTCTTGCCGCGCTAGAACTTCATAACAAAATAGAAGCTCACAAAAAAGCTACGCAAGAAATTATTGATGGCTTACAGGCTGAGACTGATGAGCGGAATAAGCTAGAAGCGCAGAAAAACCGCCAAAAAGAGTTAGATGATAAAAAAGCTAAGTCAGATGCCGAAAGACGACTTCAGCAGGT